GGTCTATCCATGTTTTCTATGGGATATGGTGAACATAATCCTAATAATAAATGGATGATCGAGACTGCTAAATATGTTCTTGGCGAAGTTAAACCTAAAGTATTCTGGGGCGAGAATGCTCCTGCGCTGGCAGGAAAAGTAGGTAAGCCTATTAGAGAGCAACTTCAACAAATCGGTAAAGAGAACGGTTACACTATGACTCTTTACCGTACAAAGAGTTTGCTTCATGGTGTGCCACAAGTCAGAGAACGTACATTCTATTTCTTCTGGAGTGGTAATAAGACTCCTCTCCTTAATTTCTATAGTAGAGAATATGAGAAGATTGAAGATGTCATTACTGGTGTAAAATCAAACACTATGATGGAACCAATCAATAAAAACACACCTAGTAATGATCCTTACTATCGTTATTTGCTAGAGGTTATTCATGGTGGTGTTACTCACCGTGAACACTTCGATCTTCTTGATCTTAGAGATATCGCCGTTAGATACTTTGATGCTAAATCTTTGATCGAGCATCATAATCATTCGTATCTACAAGTAGGTGAATGGATGCAAAAACAAGGATATGAAAAGGAAGTAGAAAAATGTAAGAGAATGCATGAAAAGCTTGCATCAGGTGGTAACATCATGAGACGCGGCACAATCGTTCCCAAAGATCATATCGGAGCTTTTGTTGGCCACTATCCTAAGATGCTTACGCACCCATATGAAGACAGATATATTACTTACAGAGAAGCACTCAGCATCATGGGCATGCCTGAAGATTATGAGTTGCTCAGGCCAACTGCAAGCTATAATCACATCTGTCAGAACGTTCCTGTCAAAACTGCAACTGATATGGCAACAGAAGTCAAAGCAGTTCTAGACGGTGAGAGAGACTATGTTGACAATTTTATGGTTTATCAATATAATCATGATCGTACTAATGAAATTGTTAACACTAAAACTAGCACACTCGTGGAGTATTTTGTTTAATGGAACCACAATATAAGTTTACTGAGCCAGAACTAATTAATGAGTTGTATCAGTACATCGCTGATACTTACACGAAGCATTATGTCGGTCCTGATAACATTCAGGCCTTCGAACTAATTGCTTCAGCCGGTCACGGTGTTGGTTTCACTATTGGTGATATCATCAAGTATGCTGCCAGATATGGCAAAAAGAATGGTAGAAACAGAGATGATCTTATGAAGATACTTCATTACGGAATTCTTGCACTTTATATTCATGATAAGGAGAATAAAACAAATGGAAATTAAGATTAACACCGAAGAACTTAGAAAGTGCAAGCTATTTGTAGCTACACCTATGTATGGCGGTCAGTGCGCAGGTATGTTTGCACGAAGCATTGCAGATCTTTCTGCGTTGTGTACACATCATGGTATTCCGCTTCAGATGTATTTCTTGTTCAATGAGTCTCTGATTACACGAGCTCGAAACTACTGCTGTGATGAATTCATGCGTTCAGATGCAACTCACATGTTGTTCATCGACTCTGATATTGGATTCAACCCGCAGGACGTTATCGCACTTCTTGCTCTTCAGCTTCAGAATGATGACTACGATGTTATTGGTGGTCCTTATCCTAAGAAGTGTATCTCATGGGAAAAGATTAAGCACGCTGTAGATAAGGGTGTTGCTGATAAGGATCCTGGTATCCTTGAAAAGTTTGTTGGTGATTATGTCTTCAATCCAAAGAGTGGCACCGGTGCTATTCCGATCGGCGAACCAGCAGAAGTTCTTGAAATCGGCACTGGTTTCATGATGATTCGTCGTAAGACTTTTGAAGCTTTTAATGAAAAGTTCCCGCAGTATCTTTACAAGCCGGATCATGTTCGTACTAAGCATTTCGATGGTTCTCGCAAGATCATGATGTACTTCCAAGCAGAAGTAGATCCTAAGTCTGAACGTTATCTCTCTGAAGATTATTGGTTCTGTCAGAAGCTTCAGGAAGCAAACCTTCGTACATGGCTGTGTCCTTGGATGCAACTCCAGCATGTTGGAACTTATATTTTCGGTGGTTCTCTCGCAGATCTTGCATCTATCGGTGCTTCTGCAACCGCTGATGCTGATCAAATTAAAAAGTAATTGAAAGGTCTATATTATGAAACTTGATACACGCACAATCCAAGTTCTTAAGAACTTCTCTACGATTAACCCTTCTATCCTTATTCGGAAGGGCAACTATCTCTCTACAGTATCACCTGTAAAGAGTATCATGTCTCGTGCAAAGGTTGACATGGAGTTTGATAGCACTTTTGCTATCTACGACCTGTCTAAGTTCCTAAGCACTCTTTCTCTGTTTGATGAGCCTGAGCTTACTATCAATGAGAAGACTATTACTATTCGTGGTAAGAATAACGTAGTTAACTACACACTCGCTGAAGCTGCTACTATTATCTCTGCACCAGAAACAGTCAAGGATATCCCTGAACCAGAAGTTAGCTTCAAGCTTACTAATGACTCTCTTACGAGCGTCATGAAGGGCATGGGTGTTCTTCGTCTTCCTGAGATTGCAGTAACGGGCGATGGTACTGATATCATGCTTCAGGCCATTGACTCTAAGAACCCCAGCGGCGATGTTTATTCGATCGTTGTTGGTAAGTCTGATAAGAAGTTTAGAGCAATCCTTCGCGCAGAAAATATCAAGCTCTTGACTGGCGATTACGATGTTGATATTACATCTAAGGGTATCGCTCGTTTTACTGGCAATGATATCATGTATCTTATCGCTGTAGAAGCAAATTCAACTTTCTGAGGTTAACAAATGGATGTTAAAGAACAGTTCTTGTGGGTGGAGAAATACCGCCCCAAGACTATCGCTGATACTATCTTGCCTGAAGAGCTTAAAGCTACATTTCAACAATTCGTAGATCAGAAAAACATTCCTAACCTTATCTTGAGTGGCAGTGCTGGTGTTGGTAAAACAACAGTGGCACGTGCCATGTTAGAAGAACTTGAATGTGATTATATAGTAATCAACGGATCTATGAATGGCAATATCGATACCCTGCGTCATGAGATTCTCAACTTTGCCTCCTCTGTCAGTCTCTCTGGAGGTCGTAAGTACGTCATCCTTGACGAAGCAGATTACCTTAACGCAAACTCAACACAACCAGCTCTACGAAACTTTATGGAGGAATTCAGCAAGAATTGCGGTTTCATCCTCACCTGTAACTTTAAGAATCGAATCATTGAACCACTTCATTCGCGTTGTTCGGTTATAGATTTTAAACTATCTAAGTCTATTGGTGCAAAGCTTGCTGCTCAATTCTTCAAGAGAGTTGAGAAGATCCTTGCCAATGAGAACGTTGAGTTTGATCGTGCTGTAGTTGCTGAGGTTGTAACTAAGTTCTTCCCAGACTGGCGTCGAGTTCTTAATGAACTTCAGCGTTATGCATCAAATGGTAAGATTGATAGTGGAATCCTTGGCAATATCAAAGATCTTGATGTTAACTCTGTCTATAAACTTCTTAAGGATAAAGATTTTACATCTCTCCGTAAGTGGGTAGCAGAGAACGTTGATATTGAACAGACCGAGTTGTTTAGACGACTTTATGAGTCTGCCGATCAGTACATGACACCTAATAGTATCCCACAGCTGGTATTGATCTTGTCAAAATACCAGTATCAGGCTGCTTTCGTGGCTGATCCTGAAATAAATATTATTGCATGCATCACTGAAGTTTTAATTAGCTGCGAGTTTAAATGAACCCATTTGATTATGTAAACTCTATAAACTCTTCGAAGAAAGAGAACCTCATGGTAGATGAGGTTGCAGAGAAAGCTTATAACCCATGGCTAGTTAACAAGGCGTTATCTTATTTTAAAGATACCGTCTTGTATGCTAATGAGATCAATATGCATCCGCATCTATCTAATAGGATGCAATACGATTATTATCTTCATGCAATCAAGCCCGGTAAAAGATATTCTAAGTGGGTAAAAACAAAAGAGAATGAAGACATAGATCTTATTTGTGAACTATTCAATTACAATAGATCTAAAGCAAAGGTAGCTTTAAAACTAATAGATAAAAAAGAACTAGAGAGATTTAGAAACAAATGAGTATCGATCTAAAAAGCCAAAAATATCATGTGATAGAAAATTTTCTTGATGAAGAAATATATGAAACTCTTTCAAAGATTGCAGACAGAGGTTCATATACACCGGGCTGGAAATCTGCAAAAAAGTCAGATCCGCATGGTCATTGGAATATTAACTTTCCAAAAGCTCATGCAGGATCGGCTAACTTGGCAGATATATCTTATGCTCTACCGGATAATTTGAAAGTAGCATGGGATTATGTAAAAGAAAAATACTCTCTTCAGGATATGAAGTTGTTGAGATGTTATATCAACGCTCATACGTATGGTGTAGATGGATACACACATAGAGATTCTAGTAGAGATGATGAATGGACAGTAGTACTATACTTAGTAGATAATTGGCATATGGATTGGGCAGGTGAAACTATAGTCATTGAAAATAATGATATAGTTAAATCTGTTATACCAAAAAGAAATAGAGCTCTTATATTTCCGGGAAATAATCTCCATGCTGCTAGAGCAGTATCGAGATTGTGTTACGGTTTAAGAAGAACACTAATGTTCAAATTCAGAGCTAAAAGATGCGATGATTTTGAAAGACTAAGTCAGTTCTTGATCAATAAGGGAGCTAACAATCATAAGCATTCTCGTGGATCATTGCATGATCATCTCATGAGAAACTTCGCTCTATTGAAAGACAGAAGTTATAACATAGACCTATGCTTTGCAGCCGGTTTACACTCAATATTTGGAACCAATGCTTTTACAAAGAGTGTATTGAGAGAAGATGATTTTGCTGAGCTTTCTGCAGAGTTTGGTGATAAGGCTGCTTCATTGGCCAAACTCTTTAGTAGTATCAATAGGCCAAAGACTCTAGAGACTCCGGAGTCTGTAACAGAGACAGAAGCTGTCGTGAAATTGAGAGATGACACGACTATGACTATTCCTAGATATGCTTTTGATGAGCTCAGAGTCATGGAAGCTGCAAATCT